CACAGCATATGTTCGTATGGCGGCACTTATGCAAGTGACAAAACAAGGTGTGGAAGTTAGCCCACCAAAAGAAGATTTGTCTGCAATATCTGTCGGCCATGGTTTAGTTTTAGACATGGAACCAAAATAGGAAGATTAATATGCTTTCAATATTTGGTATTGATCCAGGATATAGTGGTGCGATTGCGATTTATTGGCCAGAAGCCAATAAACTCGAAATCCACGATATGCCAATAATGTTAAATCATGCTGGCAAGAATATTATAGACTGTCATACATTATTACATTTGCTTGAACCTGAAACGAAAAAAAGGTTTGCAGTTGTAGAGCGTGTGAGTGCAATGCCTGGACAGGGTGTATCAAGCGTATTTAGGTTTGGTGAGGGCTATGGAATGCTTCAAGCATGTATTGCAGCCAATAAGCATCCTATGCATTATGTAACGCCTGCAAAATGGAAGAAATACTTTGGTTTAAATAGGGATAAGGGCGTAAGTAGAAGTAAAGCAACCGAGCGTTTCCCAGAATATGCTCAATTATTTAGTAGGGTCAAAGATGACGGACGTGCAGAAGCCGCTTTGATTGCATTATATGGGGCTGAAAATTTTAAATAGAGGAGAATAAACTATGACTATGATTTTAAGTAATAAAATGAGCAATGAAGAGTATCATGCACATGAGAATATATCATCAAGTGATTTGAAGGCAGTAGCCAGCACAACACTACGTCACTGGAAGGGTAAAGTACGCAAAGAAAACCCTGCCTTTGATTTAGGTACGGCAGTACATGCGATGCTACTTGAGCCAGAGAAAGATTTAATTTTACGTGGGCCAGAGACAAGGCGCGGCAAAGCCTGGAGTGAAGCCAAAGAGGATGCAGAGAAGCAAAATAAGCTACTCCTGACCGAGGCTGACTATGATTTAGCATGTGACATGGCTGAAGAGTGTTTAACGCACCCCATGGGAGCTAAATTATTGAACAACAAGGAGTTGATTACAGAAGCATCATTCTTTGTAACGTGTCCTGAAACTGGATTAGGGCTTAAAACCAGACCTGATGGGTTTTTAGCATCTGCTGGCTTAATTCTTGATGTTAAGACATGCCAAGATGCAAGCTTGAATGGGTTTTCTAAAGCTTTGAGAAATTTTAATTATTCTTTGCAACAAAGCTTTTACAGATATTGTTTAGAGATTGAAGGTATTAAGATTTCTAGCTTTATATTTATCGCAATTGAAAAAGAAAAACCACATGCAACAGCGTGTTATGAATTGTCAGATAAATATGACAGGTATGCACGCCAAGAAATGATGCAAACATTACACAAGATAAAGCGGGCAAAAGAAACCAATGATTACAGCACTGGTTGGCCTGATTTAGAAACATTATCTCTACCACCTTGGTTGGATGGCGAGATATAATTTATCCCAGCGTGAGGGTGTCACGTATTTTAAAGGAGTTGTAAAATGCAACATATGATAAGCGGTGTAACCGCATTGTACCCTAGACTAAATGGTACTTATAAATTTGACACACAAGAAAATAAGAGCGTTAAGTGCCATGCACTTGATGAGGGCGCAGCTTTTGAGATGTCATTTAAATTAGATGAAGCACAAGCAAAGGAGTTACATCAAGTTTGTTCGCAAGCTTATGCAAATGCGGCAGCAATGGATACAAAACGTAAATGGCCTGATAAGCCAACTAATCTACCTTACAAGCGTAATGCAGATAATGATATTGTTGGTAAGTGTAAGCTTAAAGGATCATATGGTGGGGATGTTACACAACCGCCAAAACAAGTAGATGCAGCACGTAATAGATTGCCAGATGATTTTATGCTGACAACAAACTCAAAAGTTAATGTTGCAGTTATGATAGTGCCTTACAATACAGGTAGTTTGAATGGAGTTTCATTGCGTTTGCGGGCAGTCCAGGTATTAGAGCTGGCAGAGTTAGAAGGCGGAGATGATCCATTTGATAAGGTAGATGGTTTTGTATCACCTAATTCTGATGCAATATTTAATAACACGCAGCCAGCAAAGCCAGTAAATGGGCAAGACTATGATCCATTTGCTGCAAGTGTTGCTTCACAAGCACCGTCTAATGTAGATATTGATGATGATATTCCGTTTTAGATGAAAAATGCCTCTTGCTTTAAAAATGTCCATTAAAAAAAGCAAGAGGCATGAAATACCCCAAAACAAAAGGAATATATAGATGATACATAATAATAAAACAGAAAGCAAGTTCCCATCAGCAAATTGGTCAGAATACGGTGAAAAGATAATACAGGGATTAGAGTTAAAGAAAACTTCACAAGGTGAGTATCACGGCCCATGCCCAAGTTGTGCTGGTAAAGATAGGTTTTGGATAAAACAACATAATGGTGAAGTGTTAGTTCACTGTAGAAAATGTAATGATTTCAAGGGGATAAAAGATAGAATGAGGGATATGTCTCTTTGGCCTACAGAAAATCATGTAAGTGATATAAAAGTAGAACGCATTGATAATATACAATGGCCTGAAAGAGATATTAGTGTTACACACCCTTACCTTGATAAAAAGAAATTAAATTTAAATAATGCAATAGTTGACGGTAATAACTTATGTATACCTATTATCGATCCAAAAGGTAAACGTGTAGGCCATCAACTTATTACACCCGAAGGGCGTAAGAAGTTTTCATATCAAATGCCAGTAACAGGAAACTTTAGTGTTGTTGGTGGTCAAATAGTTGATTTTGCTTATGTTGCAGAAGGTTGGGCAACAGCTGCAACAATCTATGAAGCAACAGGCAAACCATGTGTGTTTGCATTAAACGCAGGTAACATACCAGCAGTTGTTGATAATCTTTTGCAGGCCAAACCTGATTGCACGTTTGTTGTGGCAGGTGATAATGATGAGGCTGGCAGAAAAGCATGTGAAAGAGCGCAAGAAGATCACGCAATAGAATATATTATACCAGATATAGAGGGATGGGATTATTCTGATATGTGGCTTGAGCGTGGGCCAGAAGCTACAGCACAAGCATTAAAGATAGAAAGCGTTATAAGCCAGGTATTTTTCCCTTATGACGCTAAACCTCAGTTATCCAGAAATTATCTTATGAAAGGTTGGTTTGGTGAAGGCCAGATGTCAGTAATATATGGCCCATCAAATGTAGGTAAATCTTTCTTTGTATTGGATATAGCATGGCATATCTCTGCCAATGAAGCGTGGAATAATAATAAAGTTTCTGGCGGCAGTGTATTATATTTAGCCACAGAAGGGGGTATGGCATTTCATAATAGAGTTGTGGCTATGAGGCAGCATTACTCCTTTCACAAGGACGTTAAGTTGGCTGTAAGGCCATCTCCAGTAAATATGCTTGATGCAGATGTGGATATGAATGTACTTGGTAAGATATGTCGTGAAGTTACACGCATACATGGCCCTGTTAAGATGATTGTAATAGATACACTTTCAAGAGCTATGTCAGGTGCTAACGAGAATAGCCCAGAAGATATGACAAAGTTTATTGGAAACTGTGACAAGTTACGTGAGCTTACTGGAGCGCATGTTGCCACTGTGCATCACTCTGGTAAAGATAAAGCAGCAGGCGCAAGGGGACATAGTTCCCTGCGAGCTGCGACTGACACGGAAATTGAATTAGATTATAATGAAGAAACTGGATTACGTTCTGCTAAAGCCACCAAGCAAAGAGATATGGAAACTGGCGCAGTCTTTAATTTTAAATTAAAAGTAATTGAGTTAGGGCATGATGATGATGGGGATGCAGTGACAACTTGTGTAATAGAGAAAGCATCACCAGATGAAATTGCAGAAGCAAGTCGCCCGCAGATTAAAGGTAAAAATCAAACATTGTTACGCAGTGTCTTTAAGCAGCTTAGATCAGAAGGATTAGGTAATCCAAACCCTGCTGGCGTTGGGTGGCCTGAACCAAGAGCATTCCATATTATATCTGAAGAAACTGTTAAAGATCACTTTATTGGCAAATGCAGTAGTGCAAGTAATCCAAAGACAAGCTATAAGCAGGCTCTTACTTCACTTATGGGATCAGGTCATATAGCAATGAATGACGGATTTATGTGGTTTACTGATAATAGTGGTAAAGCCAAACAAGGGATTGAATAATGAAAGAATACAATAATATTAGATCAGATGTTTTAATGCAGGCTTTAAACTTAATTAATGGTGATAGGGAAAAAGATTACGGCACGCCAAAAGAAAACTTTAATACAATAGCAGAAATGTGGACAAGTTACATGGGGCATAAAGTTGATGCATCTGATGTTTGTAATATGATGGTTTTGCTTAAAATGGCGAGATTGCGTAATGGGGGTCATATTGATTCTAGCACAGATGCAGCGGGCTATGCTGCATTAGCTGCGGAGATGTCAGATGCTTGCAAAGAGTAGTACATTTAGGTTATGCTTAATTAAGCGGGTTTCTCCTCCTCCTACACTTGATTGCTCAGTGTGACCCGCTTTACTAGGGCTGTGTCTTTCTCCCTCCCTCTTCGGCACAGCCCACTTTTATAAGGCAAGGCTGTGTCAGAATTTAATATAAGGCTTACATTAGATTTAACGTGTGAAAACACATTAGAGGCTGATGAAGAGTTAGATTTATTATGTGATTACATTTCCGATAGACTGCTTATTACAGATCAAAGGACAGTTATGCAGGCATTGGCAGAATTAATTATTGAACTACATGATCAAAGCATACTTGATAGTGGTACAATGCATTGATTTCGTGTGAGCAACGATCTGCCCGACATTGCCCACACGTTTTAATATTGTTTATATGAGTTACATTCAAGCAGTTTATCTATTCATTAAAACTATTTATAACTTGCTTTAATAATTCGTTTTCATTTTCAAATGCTTCTGGGTACAAGCGAGTTGATGTTTTTTTAATTATTGGATCATCACCTCTAGCCCAATATATTTTCTTAATATCATATGCCACCAAAGCATAAACATCAGACTTTTTATCCCTGACAGGCTGCGTATTCCATCTGTATTGCGTGAGGTTGCCTGATTTTCTGCTGGCTGTTTTAACTTGCAGGGTCAGAAGTTTACCGCTTGGCGTTTTTAAATATGCATCGTCAATTTCGTGTTGAACTAAGATACATGAAATGCCAGCGAAGGATAATCTTGATAGAGCTAGAAATTCACCAGCTCTACCAACATTATTATTATGCGTTGAGCCACTCATAAATTTTGTTTGTTTGCTCTATGCGATCATCTAAACCATGATAACCACCATTGACCCTTTTAGTTATTTTTTTAATTATTTCTTCATTTACACCTTTATCTGCAATGTCGAATAATTTGTTTTTGTTAAAGAACCATAATGCTGTTTCAAATGCATAATTAGATGATACTAATTCGGGGTCTGTCATAATCTCTGGCAATTCCATATCGCTTGCAAATGATCTGTAATTTGATTTACCCGTAAGTTGCAGAAAGCCCCTACCAATATATAAGCTTCCTTCACCTTCACCATTACCCATTCTGTTTGAGTATACCTTATCGGCTAATGCTTTTGGGTTACGTGCGTATGGTTCACATGAGGCTAAATCTGGAAAACGACTAGGCCATACACGCATCATGCTATCTGCTGAATAATTTAAATTTTCTTGAGTTAATTTAAATCTAGCGCTTTCATGCGATGCTTGACCAAGTAAATGTGCGCCACGTTCTGGGCTAAGTTCATAATGCTTACATATTGCGCGCGCTGTATTAGGGCCAAACGCCCCATCAGCACCTACTCCAATTTTCCCTTGGAGTATTTTCATTGCTTCACTCATAACATTACTTCTTTTTCTTTGCAGTCTTAGCTGCTTTTTTAAATGCACCAGCAGTTGGCGCGCCTTTTGTGCCAGGTTTACGCATCTTTTCACCACTACCAGCTTTAATTCTAGCGCGTTTTTTTGCAATATTTCCGTATAATGAATTTTTTGGCATTATCTAACTCCTATTTCTCTATTTTCTTTAACTTCTCTATTGATCTCATTCCGCCTAATCCTAACATTCCCATCATCACAGTCATTAGGCTGCCCATATCAAACTCTGGTAGCTCTGGTATGTCAATGCCAGCGGCAGTTACGCCAAACACAATCAATGGCTGTAAAACAAAGTGATATGCAAACGCAACGCCGCATACCCAGCCAATGAAGGGCCTCCAGCCGCCCTTAAATATAGAACCAGATGCAGCTTCAGCTTTATTTATCTCTAGTTGACCCATTAGGGCTTGCTGGGCATGATTATCTGACATTGTGGCTATTTCGTGAGCCAATGCAGCCTTTTGATCTTTATCTTCTATAACTTTATCTAGCAGGCCAGTTACAGGGCCTATTAAATTATTTACGAGACTCATCATTTTGCTTACCTTTCGCTAATGCATTTGCACCAAAGAATACGCTCACTATGCCTGCAACAGACACAAAGTAAATGCTTGCCATTGAGCCTAATATTCTGGCGGCTTCTAATAATACAAATACATCTGCCAGAATGACCGCAAAGGGGTATAGGAGCATCCCTGACAGGGCGAACCATGTCATTCTGCGTTGTGCATCACGTTGGGCGTCTTCATCCTGCATTCGCAAACGCCTGTCTTCCAGAGCCATGCGATCCCACTCAGCTTGATCTATTGAACCGTTGCCATCCACGTCAAACTTTTTAAACTCATCCATATTTTCACCTAATCTGCTAATGGGTTATCCAATGCTCTTTGTAATTTATCCATCAATCTTTCTTCTAGCTCTTTCATTGAGCCACTTTGGGAAACTCTAACACGTTCACGCTGATTTTCAAAGCGTACCTCCGCATCATCAATCATAGACCTTACTTTGTCTTCTGATTCACGCACCATATCTTCTATGCGGTCTGTCTGCTGCTCAATGCGTAGTATATCGTCTTTCAGGCCATTCTTTATGTCTCTGGTATATTCTACGCTTTCTTCTACCTTTTCAGATATGCCAACTATCTTTGCATCCATAACATTCATGTTTTGCTGGTATGCTTCTATATCCAACCCTGCCACAGCTTCTATCTTTTGATACAGAACAAAACCGCCATACAGGCCACCAACAATAGTAGATAAGAAAGCAAATATAGCCATGATAGAACCAGCAGTTAATCGCATACCACCAGCTTTAATCTGGCGGTCTGCTAATCCATCAATATCACTTGCTATCTTAGTTGTATCCATTAGTTTTCAAAGTCCATACTTGTAGCTTGCAAGTCTCGCATTGCCTTTAATTCTTCTTGTAGCATTTGTATTTCTAATCTTCTTTGCGTTAATTCTATTCTATACAAATCATCGCAATTAATTCTGGATTTTGGCCTATCTAAAGGTATAACTATGCGGGCATATATTCCTAAATCTTTACCTTGGTTTATTGTATTTAATCCAGACAAAACGCCAGTTACGCCATACTCAAGATTTATACCGCCTCCAACTGCGTTAGAACAATCTAAGTTACCAGACCTAAATCTATCAGACTGATAATTCATTGGCGGATTTGGTAAAGTTAATGCTAGTGAGCTACTATCTGCAATAGCTGCGCTACCAATTATGGATAAAAGTATTGCTAATTTCATTTTATTTCCTCCTTAATCTTTGAACATATCATTGAAGAAATAATTGGCCTAGAACTTCTTTCCTTAATTACTTTTGAAGTTGTGCATATATACATTGCACGTTTTAGGTCAGATTTCCTTACATATACATCAAAGTTTACTCTTTGCTTATAATCTACTTTCATTATTCTGTATTTAGTAGAAAATGGCATACTATTAAAGTCTTTGTCAAATAGAGCAATTTGATAATACTTTGCGTCTTCTCTTTGATTAAATAAAGACAACTCGTATTTCACAACACCTTTTACGTGTGAGAACTTCATTTTGGGGTAGGCTGGCGTTTGCTCATGTGCATAAGCACTAGACGCCAAGCCTAATATTATTAATGCAATTTTTATGCAGGAATACACGATGCTGTAACCTGCGCAACATATGTACCACCCGCAAATGGCTTACTTGCTGCATACGTTGCTGTGCTGGCAACTGAAAACCACGTACTGCCAGCAGTTGTTAGGGTATATGTTGTTGTAGACCCTGACACTGTTTTAGCTGCATCATATCCTGACATACCCGCATCTGATGTTTGAGTAACAGATGTTGAACCTGTCCACGCTACTGAATCAGATAATGCTGGAGATGACGTAAAGGATGTTGGATGTGTTATATTTGCTATATAGCTGTTGGCTATTGCCACATCAATTCTTATCACTGGTAATATACCACCATCTGCTGGGGCTGTACTTAATGTGCTGGCTGTTGGATTTCCATACACACCAGATTTATCTGTTTGTATCACGCACTTGGCGGCTACATTACCAACTATATCCACACTGCCTGCAAAAGCAGGGAATGCACATACTGTAAGCATCATTGTAAAATATTTCATTTTAACCTCACTTGTTATATTGCATGTCTACCATTTTCTCATGCAGAACTTGTTGTGCTAAATTATTTCGTAAACCATTTTTATTATCAGGCAGGTTTCCATCAACTAATTGAGCTGTATCATTATATATACCACCATTAATGGAGGAATTATAGTACATAGCTAAATCTGTTTTTAAGTTCATAGCAGCTATGATTTCAGACTGTCCTTGCGTCCTTAACATAGTCAGTGCATTTTCAGATGCAGTTAAACCCATCTCAAGCCGTGTTTCTTTTTCTTCATCTTCATCTTCAGGTATTATGTTACCCTCTTCATCATACTCGTAATCTAATTCGGTATCTATCGCCGCCAAAACATTATCATCTTCTAATGAAGCATAGACCTCAACTTCAGGTATTTTTGGCACTGGCTTAATGTATCCTGGGCAAGCTGGGTTAGATTGCTCATCATAACATTCGTCTATCCTGAAACTATATATAACTACAGGGTCTTCAACGCTTCCCTCACCTTCAACCTCAATTGACCCGTCACCCCATAACGCTGAAGGCACATTTCTAAATGTAAAGGTTCTTACAATTGTATTACCAGGCACACCAGACCAATCATCTGTTTTACGAAACATATAACCATCGCCATTGGCATTCTTGTTGCCTATATGAACCTTCATATTTGCGTCAGTTTCTTTATTGGTGGTATATCGGTAAACCATACCATTTATATCAACGCCTGGTATGGATGGTAAAATAGAACTCATGCCCCAGCTCAGAGAGCTGGAGGCTGCGTTCTTAGTCACACCATACGAATATGGATCACATTGCGAGTAAGAAGGCCAAAGTGCTAATGATAACACCAAACCCCATTTTAGTTTCAACATTTTCATTGAATATCTTTCGCATTGGGTTATTTTGATCTCTTTGTATTTCTTCTTTAACTGCTTCCATCTCCCATGCAAGCCTAGCTTGATCTCCGACTAAACCATTCTTAGGGCAGGGTGTGCCAGCATTTAGCATAGCCTCAAACACACGCTCATCTTGGCACATCACAGATACAGCAGCTACCTTCATGCCCATATCATACATAGTTTTAGCGTTTTTGAGCTTTTCACAATTCATATCACGCACAGTTCTGCCGGCAGATATGCCAAGTATTTGCGTTTGCACTGCGCCTGCTACACCTACAGTACATAGGTCAGAGTTGCTTGTGCTTATTTGTGGGGATATTGCGGAAGGCGGCGGGCTATTAATTGTGGTGTCCATAGTTCCGTTAGAAATTACTGTGCTTTCTGATTTAATTACATCACTATCTTCCGCATACGCATAGCCGCCAAGAATAAATAAAGATATAATTATAAGTAAGCGTATCATTTTCGCTCCACTAGCCTATCTAACTTTTCTTCAATGCGATCAAATTTACTCATTATTTGACCAAGCACCTGATTTGAGTCAACCTTAGTGACATACTCTTCTCTAGTACGATTTAATAAGATTTGCAATCTTTGCACTTCAAGCACGTAACCACGTAGGACAAAGCCTATAAAACCAACGCCTAGCGTTAGTACGCTGCTCCATAGGTCTGTCATTTCCATTAGTAGTTACCTTCCCAGACACGCAGCCCGCTAAATTCGTTACTCGTTAGCTTTCTCTTTAACACATCTTTGACTGCTTGTGTATCCGTCCATTCAACACCAGCTTCTTTTAACCATACACCAAGCATAGCTATGTCTACATTACCTACATGCTTATAGTCTGATCCAAATGAGTTATCAGTAACTTCACGCGCATAAGATGCATCTCTTAACGCTTGCCCGCCATCATGTGTTTTCTTAATAAGAATTTGATCGCCTTCAAAGTACATTTTTTCTGATATTTTATTTGATAAATTTGCCATCTGTCATTCATTTCTTAGATTTAGTTCCGCTACATTTCCAGCGTTTACGTGATAAGTTTAATGGGCTGTTAGGGTTACTGGCAGCTTTGGGTGAGCGTTTCTTTTGACCAGCAGAGCGAGCGCAATATGCATCTCCTTTTGATGTACCAGGTCTAACTCTTGGCCCACCATCTTTAGCTCTACCAGCTTGCCCGTAGCTTACACGTTTGCCAGAAGCAGTAACCTTAACTTTAGCTTTGCCTTTACGTGGTGTAGCCATTTATTCTTCCCAAGCTTCATTTACGTTTGGTGTAGATGGGTCATCTGATTTAAGTGTTCCGTTTGTGTTTCTAGCACGCTTACGTTTTAATAGAGGCTTCTTTGCAGGCTTCTCTATAACATCTTCCATAACTGTAATTATATGGGGGCGTACTTTATTTATTTTAGCAATTTCTTCATCTGGCAGTATAACAGTTTCGCCTTTTTCTATTCGGCCTTTGCTGCAATGTAATTTAATTGCATTCACTAATACTTTTTTCATTTTAGTCTCCAATGATGTTAAAAGGGGCAACCGAAGATGCCCCTAGTTTTACACTACTTATGAAGTTGTGTTGTCAGCAATGATACCATTTGCTTTTTCATTTTTAGCACAAAGTGTTAGCTCTGTTACAACTTGACGTGTTGTGTTGTCGCCAGTTTTCGCTAGTGCAACATTCTTTGTTCCACGTAAAACTGCAACTTCCCACATGTTGTCTTGCATAATGAAGACGTCACGCGATCTGTTTTCACGAGAAGGCATGAACTCAACAGAACCCCAAGGTGTTACATATACAGCAAGTGATTTGATAACTTTCTCATCACCAGCTTGTACTGCTGAACGCTGATTGTTGTTACCAGTGAAGCCTAATGCAACATTCATTTGGAATGCAGATAAGTACACTGTATCTGGCTTACCGCCCTCTTCCCAAATTGACTGCATTACACCGTCAAATTTAGTTTGTGAGAATGCTGTTGGCGTACCATCATCAGTACGTGCATCAGAACCATCACCAGTTGGGTTTGCGCCAGAGTTACCAGATTGGAAGTCTACGTTTGTAATCATCCATGCTGGAGCGCCTGCAAGTTCGCGTGCTGTTGATGCATTGCCTGCAACTCTTGCGTTGTTTGCAAATAGAGCTTTTTCAATGTCTAATTTTTGCTCTTTTGCGATTTTTAAAGTTTGGTATGCAACTTCTTTTGCGCGGCCTGCTTTATTTAGACCTTCATCTGTGTCAGGAACTACAACTGCGTTCTTAAAGATTTGTGTATAGTTGCCTAAACGAGATGTTGCTGTACGTGCTTCAGCAGCAGTTGCGTCACCTTCGATGTGAGCGTTTGCACCAGATGCACGTAGTGAATCTGTTTGCCACTCTGTTAAAGTATTCTTAGCTGTAGTTTTGCCAGACTTAGAATAAAATGGAGTTTCTTCAGGAGAAACGTTGTAGATTACATCCGATAAATCTTCACGGATACCGACAGCATCATAGCTGTCAAATGTGTTGGATGGTTGTGCCATGTTTTTTCCCTTTCAAGGATTAAGAAGCTATTTCTAGCTATCACCAATTATCAAGTTCAATGCATCATCGATTGAACCTGTCTTCTGCAAGCGCTGTTGCGCTTTTTTACGAGTTGCAGCATTTCCATCTTGTCTTTTCTTAGCACCAGCTTTCACTACAGGGCGAGCTTTATTGCTCTTAGTCTGCACTGATTTCTTTTTAGCCACCAACTCACGATATTTGCGCGCATCATTTAATGCGCGTACATATCTAGCATCTGTCACAGCTTGCATTTCTTCTGCGGAAAATCCGTATGAAACGCCAGTTTCGACAAGTGCATCTTTAAGTCCTTGACCCTTCTTAGGATCAACTATTTCAGGGATGTACTCTTGCAGAACTTGTGCTTGCTCTTGAAGGTAGGCTTGGTGAGCCTCTTGTTGAGCTTGCATACGCTGCCTTTGTACCCCTTGGAGTTGGAACACATTCTGGTCATACTGTGTCTTCGCCTCATCGTATTTGAGCTTTTCTTCCATGTATCCTATTGGATCACTTTCAAATAACTCTCTTGATGGTGGGGTCGGAGCTTGTAAACCACCTTGTGTAGCTTGCTGGTGCAACTGGACAATTTGTGCCTGCTGCTGTTGCAATACGGCTTGTTGCTGTTCGAGATTCTTTCGTACCTCGGCAGCCTCTTGAAACCGTTTATTAATTGCCGCTTGTCCCGCAGCAGATTGCTTGAGCTGATCCAGTGTCCAATGCTCTTCTTTTCCATCAACTTTGATGGGGATAAGCTTGGTGTCTTCAGTAGCCTCTACAGGGTCTTCGTCGTCAACTTCCACATCTTCAAGATCATATTCTTCATCATCTTGTTCGCTGGATGCTTCTTGTTCAGCGTCATCGTCGCTTTCGGCTACAGCCTCAATCTCCTCACCCTGATCGTCATCTTCAGGTTCAGTGATCTCATCTACAGCTTCGCTAAGATTATCGCCTCCAGTATCTTCTGGGGCGGGTGATAATAAGCTTTCTACAGCTTGGTCTAGGGTAGTCGATTCCATCGGTGCTACTTCCTTTGTTTGCGATCTAAAATTATCTCTGCTTGTATTGAAGCGTCGAGTTTAATTTCAATCTGGTTCACTGCACGCAGTATTGCGTGAGCATCTTCACGTACATCAACGTCTGATGCACTACTGTCAGCGAATAACCTTAATTGGTCATCGCGTACCTGTTGCATAAAGTTCTTGAAGGCTGTGTCGTTTTTTAGACGTTTGGCTTCATCTGCGTTTATGCGTATTTCTGTTGTCATTGCTGTGGAGTACCTTGTGCTATGCCACCAACCATTCGAACCTTATCTTGTTCTGCTTGTATGCGGGCAATATCTACTTTTGTTCCATAATCGCCATATACTTTAGCTGCATCAACGAGTAAGTCTTGCGCCATTTGATCTCGCTTCAAGTCATCTTCTGCGGCGGCTTTCTGCGCGTCTAATTGCATCTTGGCAGCGTCTGATTGCATCTTAACTTGTGCTTTCATTTGCTCTGCCTGCAAGAACGCAGCATTAGGGTCTTGTGCTTCACCCTGCTGGGCTTGTGCCTCTTGCTGTTGTTGTAGCATTTGAGCTTCAATTTCTTCAGTTATTGGAGCGAAATAACGATCAGCGTTTCTTATGCCAGCAACAGCCAATTGATCCGCTAATGTGTTTCGGATATTAGTCATACTCACTAAACCATTCATTGGGCCATATGTCTGATAAACCATAGTCTGCATTTGTAATGCCTGGTTTAATGCCATAGCTTTTTCCTCTTCACGTCCAGTTCCCAATCCAACATTAATGCTAACGTCCATTGAGCTATCCCATACTCTAGGATCAACTGGCACAAATGAGCCATTCATACGCATCATTTGCTCTTCATCTACGTTTTTATTTGATAAGCGTAACATAATGCCAAACAAGTCTCTCATGCCATCTGCTAAGTTGCGAACCATAACTTCAACTTGGCCTGCTGCGGCTTGCACAGTAGCTTGCACAGCTGCTTTGGTTGTAGACTGCATTGCATCTGGGTCTAACCCCATTGAAGCCCGTGAGACGCCTGTTTTAGTCTCTACAAGGCCATCTAGGTAAGTTAATGCACCTAACGTCTGCCCAGCAGTAAATGGCACTGACAAGTCTTGTACCGCACCAGCTTGGCGCATTCTTACAATTGCACCAATCTCGTTGTTTAGCACGTCATCAATGTTAGCTGCGCCTTCTATGACCGCCAAACGTGGATTATTCGTCATTGCTACGTTATCTAAGATTGATCGTAGTATTGATGTTGCTGCGTCTTGGTCATCCATAACTATTTCAGCTAGTGAACGTCCATAGAATGTATGTGGTTCTGGGTCTATCTCAAACTTAGCAAAAGGTAACTCATCGCATGGCTCAAAGTCTAGCATCTCATATGATGTACCACCGCAGGTAATTTTGTGTAATACGGGTATGCCAGTGCCATCAGCATCTATTCGCATATATGCTTCTGTCACAGTTACATTTTTCATTGACGGGTCTTGCTCATCCTCATCAGATGTATCCAAGTCATATCCACGTCTTTCATGCACTTCAGCTTCAGTCATTTCTGACCCATTATCAAAGCTATTTAAATCTAATACAACTTCAGGGTCATACCCCATTGCGATTAAATCACCTGCACGCATTTCAGTTCTGTGAGCCACCAAGTAAGCATCTTTAAGATTGCGTGCATCTCGGTTTACAAAGAACTCTTCAGGTGGAACGCTTTCAATGCATAATTCACCTTTTTCTTGCTGGCGGCTAATCTTTATGCTGTGTGATGGTGTTTCTATTTCCATGCCCATCTCATCCATTGAGATGCTCATTTCTGTAGTTTGCTCTAGCACGCTTACTTCATCGTCATCTGTAAGATATGCAAGTTCATCATCATTTAAGTCTGTGAATGTGTATATCTCTGCTTCCGGATATGTCATCCAGTATGCTTTTACGATACCTTGTTTCTTCACAAGTGCATCTTGGAATGCATCATTAATTACGCGGTATCCGTTTAAACGTGTAAACTCATGGTGCATAAATTCAGTGGCTTGATCTGCCATTGCTACATCTTCTGGGCCATGCGGTACAAATTCTACTGGCTTTGCCGTACTTAGGAATATACGCATTAAGCTTGGTTTTACAGCACGTACGGTATCACGTACTTTTGTAGCTACAACTTTGCTTCTGCCATCTTCATAACCAAGGTCAACTTCACCATCATAGTATCGCTGCGCTTTAATTCTATCTTGGCTTATTTCGCTTTCAACAAAATCTACTGCGTTGGCAATAGCATCCTGGACAATGCCTTCGACTTCTCTACGTGATTTTGGTTTTAATTCCATGATCTATTCCTGTCCGTCTGCGATTGTGGTTGATACTGCACCCGCTAAATATGGCGCTAATGATTTTTGCACTTTATTGTAATTAGACGGAATACTTGTATCAAGTAGTAGTGATCTAAATAATTCTGCATCCTCAATAGCATCCATCATTAATTTTCTTGCAGTGTCGTTTGTAAGTTTTGACACTATTGCGGCAGCTCTTGAAGCACCTATTTGCGCTGCTTGCAAGGATGCTCCAGCGCTTCCATCACCAAAGATTGCGCCAACCCTTGCACCTGCTATACGTGCCACTGTTGATAATATGTTATTGCTTTCAATTTTTGCTAATGTTGAGTCAACATTCTTTACGCTTTCAGCCGCATCAAGTTTGGCAAGTTCTGCTGATATAGTTTTTAACCTGTTATACTCGGATTTTGAATAAACTTGCTTTGCTATGCTTCCCATTTCCTTATCAGCAAGCATTGCTTTCATATTTGCTCCAGTTATATTATCTCCAATTATTTTATTAGAAACTGCTTTCTTCAAACCCTCTAAAGATTGACCTGTTTTGTCTTTTTTGGCCTGAACTAAAAGTTTTGCAAATTCTTTTGACGGATACCTAGAGGTTATAATAGCTTCTAAAACCCTATCTGGTTGTGCATTTACAAGTTTACCGCCAACTGAGCTTTCAATTGCTTTCTTAAACGCCGCTGTTTTTTCGCTGGCTCTAGTAAGTTTTTTCTGTGTTTTTATAGCTGTTTCAATTTCCGCCTTAACAGTTGGAAATTTATTTATTAATTCTATATTTTTTTGTAGAAAATTAATTGTACTATTTTCGTTAAATTTATCTCCAGTAAATGCAACCTCATTAAATCTTGACTTTAAGAAGTCTGCTGTAGCATTTTTTGTTTCAGGTGAGGATGTTGCAATATCAATATCTCTTTGAGCTACAAATGCTTTAGAGCCTCCAGAACCCATAGATGCCTGTAGCGCTAGTTCTGCATCTATATCTTGGCCTCCATCTATTGATCTTTTTAATAATTTTCCAACAGTTCCACGAGAAAACTTTTCGTGCATTCCCCTGCTAAATATTCTTGCATTAGCAATTTTCTTACCAACATCACCAGACACATTTGCATTATCAAAATCTTTCAAAATAGCTTCAGCTACAGCGTTAGCTATTCTTGCTGTATTTTTTTGTTTTGATGTACCTGACATTGCGTTTCTGGCGGTTTCTCTTAATTTAGAGTAAAGGCCAATCATTTCAGCAACAGACTGTGTATCTTTTTGCTTTAAAAATGAATTTACTTCAAATGGTATGTCTGATTTTTGCGCCCAAACTGTGTTTTCTTTTAGTTGCCTTGCAACATCTTTTGACCCTAATGCATTTATTTTAACATCAGTTGGTACTTGGCTCCACAATTCTTTTTCGGTTTTTAATGCAGCAGTTTCAGCTTTAATTATTTCATCAGAAACTACTCTACTCGCTTGAGTTTCAGACATACCAACTTTTGGCATGTTTTGCTTTGCGTTTTCCTTTGCTCTAAAAATTATATTATCAAGGTTATCAAAAACTTCTTTTTGTCGAGCTTGCAAAAACTCTTGAGTAACACGCACATCTCCACCAATGTCAGATTGCTTTAATCCTAATTCACGAGATTCAATGCGTTGCTTTTCAATTCTTTCCCTTAATTTTGGATCAGATTTCATTGCGGCTTTTTCAAGTTGCAATAGTTTTGGATCACCAATTTGTTGTGCTGGCGTTAAATTTAATTCTGTAGCTTCTTTCGATATTAAATTAGCTAATTGAGATGCTCTATCTTCACCACCAGCAAATTCTTTAAATTTTTCTCTAGCTATTCTAGTACCGCCAGCTTTTGTAAATGGGTCTACAGTACCCCTTATAGCCTCCGCGCCTGATCCAATAACTTTACCAGGCGCAGAAGACATAAACTGCCTTCCAGCACTGGATAACCCCATCTGTGTAAGCCCTCCACCAAGGCCACCTGCTAATGCAGCTAAATCTTGTATTGGTTGACTGTAGCCACGTTCTTCTGCTTCACTAGATGCTGCCCTACTTAAACCGCCTGCGGCTAATTCTGCGGTGACACCACCTTTAGTCAACATAGACCTATATGCATCTTGTGCGGCTTTACCTACAATATTACCACCTTTTGATATTACTTGAGCGCCTTTTGCTATAGGTAATACTGCGCCAGCAGCGCCGCCAGTGCCATACATAAAGTTTTCAAGAAAACCTTCTGGCTTTTCTTCAGCTAACTTTATACCACCAGCTTTCATTAAGTTTTCTAATCCAGTTACGGCTGAACCTGTAATTCCTAAATTATCTAGTGGGTTTAAAAAATCTACAATTCCGCCAACAGTTTGAGCAATACCTTTATTGATTAAAGGTAAAGTTCCTTGGTATTCACGTTTTGGCTCTAAACTTTTAGCTAGTTGAGCCATTCGTTTTGCTTTAGTTTGATCACCTTGTTCTAAAGCAATCTTCATTGCCTTTAGGGCATTTTCAAATGTAGGTTCAGCCATTTTTATCTCACAACTTTAAAAGGTCATTCATCAAATCTATGTCACTTTGATTTATATTGGTGTCAAGCGCAGGTGAAAGAGCTTTTTCTAAAGAAATATAATCATTTAAGGCCACTTCTAAACTATTCAAAGCAGACCTAGCTGCATTTCTATCTTCAACTCTTAATGTTTCATTATTCATTGTGTTAATAGCGGCATCGTAAGTGCTTTGCATGAGCTTTCTCATTTCCGTAGCTTTTTGTAATGCTCTAGCAGGCCCAGTTGATAACTCTCCTGGTTTAATGGTTAGCTCTTCAATTCTTTCTCTAGTAAAGTTTGATGGCCTTCCTGGAAATTCAGCAGCTAAATTTAAAGTAGTAGTTGTCGCTAAATTAGTTAACGCAGCTGTAGCTTTTCCAACATCCTCACCACCCAAAGGTTGCCCAAGCCCTACGGCATCAGTTATTGTGTTTAATATATTTCTTCCCGCACCTTCAATGCCAAATGCGCTTTTAATATCTTTTAAATCTTCAAATTTTCCATCTGTAGAAATTTCTGTTGGTAAAGTTTTTGTAGTTTCAGTTTTGTCTGTTAAAAAATCTTTTACATTTATAAGTTCTGTAATTCCAGTTAATGGATTTGGTATAAGTTTTATTGACCCATCTACCAATCCAGTTGCAACTTCTCTACTTAGCCCATTTTCCGTTATTAAACGCTGTATTCTTTGTTCTGGTGCGCTTAGTTTTGGTGGGCCTTTTAATTGGTTTTCATAATCAATAAGCTCTTTCTGTCTTCCAAATTGCTTTTCTTGACTTGCTCTTTGGAATGCAAAGTTTACAGCAGAACCAGCATCAATTGATCCTGTAGCAAGTGCATTTGCTATATCTTCAAACCCATTAGCTTTTAAATACTCTATAGTCTTATTCTTATTACCAGCCGCAACACGTTGCGCTCCACGCTCACGAATGCCTTCACCAGCACGCATCTCTGGCATGATTAATGGATCAAGTGCGGCGGCAAAGTTTTGCATCCTACTTAATCCAGTATCATCATTTCGTGTTCTAGCGTAATC